CAGCAGATGCAACAGCGGCTGGTGGTGCTGGAGAATTAGACTTATAATATCTATATTTTGCTATTAAGTATAGTTTTAAAGAATAGTAAAACTTACTAAATATCTTAGGTTAAGAGCAATAACCGAAAAAACTGCTCATTTCCGAGTGTATTATCCATATACTCACTTAATCCCTATAAATACTTGTGTATGAAACCCACTATAGACTTATTATTAGTTTATGTGTGTGATTCTATAACCCTGCCGCAATTGCGTGGTATGAATAAGATTTTTAAGGAGACTTATAATGTCAAGAAGTACACTAGAACAAGTGCTAGAATTGTTAATCAATGAGGAAACTGCAAAAGCCGAATCGCTTTTACATGACTTTGTTGTTGAACAAGCACGACAAATCCACGAGGATTCTCTTAACGAAAGCGACACAGTTGTAGAAGAAGAACTTGAGGAAATAGAAGAGTCAGAAACTTTGGTAGACGATATCGAAGAAGATTCTGATGAAATTGAAAATGAAGAAATCTTTGACGATGAAGACGTATCAGACGAAGAGGCTATTGATGACTTAGAAATGAGTGATGAAGAAGCACCTGCTGAAGATATGGAAGACAGAGTAGAAGATTTAGAGTCAGCGTTATCAGACCTAGAAGCAGAATTTGAAAAAATTATGTCAGGTGAAGAAGATAATGCAGAAGATGAAGATGAAGAAGGCGAAGACATGGACATGGATATGGACATGGATTTAGATATTGATGAGCCAGAAATGGAAGAGTCAGTTGAAGAAACTTTCGAAGAAGCAGAAGAAACTGATGAATCAGTTGAAGAAGCGGCATCTGAAGACTTAGACGAAGACGAAAAGTTGGAAGAGTATACTATTCCAGCAACTGCTAAAGAAGGCGATGATGGAGAAGGTTCTTCACCAGTAGCCAAAGATGGTGGTGCAGACGAAAGTGATGCAGGACCAGTTGGACAAAATGATGGTAACACATCAGGCGGCTCAGCAACAGCAGGAGATATGAAAACAGGTAATGTAAACACAGTTGGTAACAAGAAAGCACCAGCACCGAAAAAAGCCTAAGTAACAAAATATCTATTTGGAGAAACCAATGACAGTTCTTATTGAAAAATATACACATAATCAAGCAAACGTTAAGTCACGTATTGTTGAGAACGAGTCAGGTGAAAAGAGTATGTTTATGGAAGGTATTTTCGTCCAAGGTGACGTTAAGAATGCCAACCAAAGAATGTACCCTGTGAACGAAATTACTAAAGCAGTGGAATCAGTCCAGAAAAGAATTAAGGAAGGATATCCAGTGTTAGGCGAATGCGACCACCCACCTGAATTAACAGTCAATGTCGACCGTGTTTCACATATTATTGAAAATATGTGGATGGACGGCTCTGACGGATTTGGTAAACTAAAAATTGTTCCTACACCAATGGGTAACATTATCAGAACATTAATCGAATCAGGTGCCACTTTAGGTGTCTCGTCTCGTGGTTCTGGTGAAGTTGACCACGCTGGTAAAGTGAGCAATTATGAAATTATCACTGTCGATATTGTGGCACAGCCAAGTGCCCCGGACGCATATCCAAAAGCAATATACGAAGGATTAATGAACATGAATGGCGGCTACGAAACATGGAAGTTAGCACAGAGTGTTCAACACGACAAGTTCGCACAAAAGTACTTGTCAAAAGAAATAGTTAAGTTCATTAGAGAACTTAAACTTTAATAGAAGAAGGAGAACCAACAATGGCAACAAATGAAATCCTTGCTGGTCTTCTTGAGTCTGACGTTTTATCTGAAGAAGTTTCAGTGCAAATATCAGAGGCTTGGGAAGCACAAATAAATGAAGCAAGAGAGGAGATAACAGCCGAGTTGCGTGAAGAGTTCGCACAAAAGTTTGAACACGACAAATCAGTAATTGTAGAAGCCATGGATAACATGCTTTCAACAGCAATTAAAACTGAAATGGAAGAGTTCAAGACAGACCGTGAACAACTAATCGCAGAACGTGTTGCATATAAGAAAGCAATTTCTTCACATGCATCTCTCCTTGAAAAATTCATTACTTCTCAATTAGCATCAGAAGTTAAAGAACTTAGAGCAGACCGCACGAAAGTAAACGAACATTTAGATAGAACTAAAGAATTCGTTGTTAAACAACTTTCACGTGAATTGGCTGAGTTCCACGATGATAAACGTGATTTAGTAGAAACTAAAGTACGTATGGTAGCAGAAGGTAAAGAAATTCTTACTAAAACTAAGAATTCATTTATCAAACGTTCAGCAGAATTAGTCGAAAAGACTATCGAAACTGCTTTACGTTCTGAATTGGCTGTTCTTAAAGAGGACATCCAGTCGGCTAAAGAAAACGAGTTTGGCCGTAAAATTTTTGAAACATTCGCAGGCGAATTTATGACCTCACAATTAAGTGAAGGTACTGAAGTTGCTAAGATATCTAAAAAATTAGAAGAATCTGCATCCGAGATTGCTAAATTAGAAGCAACAATTACTGAAAAAGAAGAAGCCATTTCAAGCGTTTCAACTGCAAAGAAAGTGCTAGAAGACAGAATGGACCGAAACAAGGTCATGGAAAGTCTTTTATCGCCTCTAGGCAAAGAAAAGCGTACGGTAATGGTTGATTTACTTGAAACAGTAAAAACAACTAATTTAAAATCTGCATTTAAGAAATATTTACCTGCAGTTTTGAATGAGAACGTCTCAATAGAGGCAAAACAATCGTTAAATGAAGGCAAAGTAACAGAACACACTGGAGATAGAGGTGCAGAACAGATGGTTAGTTCAGTATCAGAATCACAGGGTAGCGATGCCAATATAATTCAGTTAAAAAAATTGGCTGGACTTAAATAATAACCAGAAACAGGAGAAAAAGATGGAAAATCTTTTCGAAGGAAATAACTGGGACACTACACGTGAAACACTTCTAGATGGTCTAGATGGTAACAAGCGTGACGTAATGTCGACAGTTTTAGAAAACACAAAACAAGCACTTACAGAAAGTGCTTCAGCAGGTGCATCACAGGCTGGTAATATTGCTACTTTGAACAAAGTTATTTTACCAATCATCAGACGTGTTATGCCTACTGTAATTGCAAACGAAATCATCGGCGTACAGCCAATGACTGGTCCAGTTGGACAAATTCACTCACTACGTGTGAGATATGCTGAAACTGTTGGTTCAACAACTGCAGGTTCAGAAGCACTATCACCTTTTGATATCGCTTCAGCATATTCTGGCGACGGTACTAATGCTCCGGCAGGTACAGCGTCAATGGAAGGCGATGCAGGTAACAAAATGTCAATTCAAGTGTTAAAGCAAACAGTTGAAGCGAAGACACGTAAATTATCAGCACGTTGGACATTTGAAGCGGCACAAGATGCTAATTCAATGCACGGCTTAGATGTTGAAGCAGAAATCATGGCAGCACTTGCTATGGAAATCACTGCTGAAATCGACCAAGAAGTTCTTGGTTCATTGGCATCACTTGCTACAGGTACAGCATCATTCGATATGAATGGTTCATTCACTGGTACTCCAACTTTCGTTGGTGACAGACATGCGGTACTTGCAACAATGATGAATAGAGAAGCAAACCTAATTGCACAACGTACTCGTAGAGGCGCGGCAAACTGGGCAGTAGTTTCTCCAGCGGCATTGACTGTACTACAGTCTGCTACTACATCAGCATTTGCAAGAACAACTGAAGGTACTTTTGAAGCACCTACAAACACTAAGTTTGTTGGTACTCTAAATGGCACAATGAGAATTTATGTTAATTCATATGCCTCAGATGCTACACCAGTACTATTAGGTTATAAAGGTCAAGGCGAAATTGACGCGGCTGCGTTTTATTGCCCATACGTTCCATTGATGTCTTCGGGCGTTGTGGTTGACCCATCAACTTTCGAACCAGTAGTTTCATTCATGACTCGTTACGGGTATGTTGAATTAAACAACACTGCATCATCACTTGGTAATGCGGCTGACTATGTATCGAAAATTGCAATGTCAAACCTTTCATTCGTATAATATATTATTATATAAATTGAATATAGAAAGCCACCTTAGGGTGGCTTTTTTATTGCCTATTTCTAAACCGATAAGATAAATACTGTTATAGATAACTTAATAGTATTTTTGGAATAGCATATGGCACGACAGATTAAATTTGATGATACTCTCTATTTAAAAGGAGGGGAATTAGTATTAGATAATGGCTCTAGTCCGGGCGTTATTTCTTCTCAAAATGGAACAGTTAAGATTGAGGGAAATCTTACGATAACTGGTACAACAACTACGGCATCATCCGCAACACTTTCTGTCGCAGACAACACTGTTATTCTTAATTCAAATGTAACTGGTACTCCTTCAGAGAATGGTGGTATCGAAATTGAAAGAGGAACATCAACAAACAAGTTATTGTTTTGGAATGAAGCGGCTGATAAATGGTCAGTTGGCGCAGAATCATTTCTGGCTGCCACATTTGAAGGTAATCTAATTGGTAACGTAACTGGTAATCTAAGTGGTAACGTAACTTCAACTGGCACATCGACATTCACAACTATTGACGTGAATGGTGGCAATATTGATGCAACAACAATTGGTGCAACTACCCCTGCCGCAGGCACATTCAGTGCTATTACTGGTGATGGTACAGCAATTACTAACGTTCTAGTAAATTACACAACTTCTAATTTGACAGAAGGCACAAACAAATATTTTACAGATGCGAGAATAGATACCCATTTAAATCAAAGTAATCCAAATGCTGGATATGTTCTTTCTTGGAATGGAACAGATTATGCTTGGGCTCCGAATTCAGGTTCAGTCACAGCAACTAGCACAACTACATTAACAAACAAATCTGGTGCAATCAGTCAATGGACTAACGATAGTGGATTTATTACAACTGATACTGACACAACTTATACAGCAGGTACAAATGTAGCCATAAGTGGCTCTAATGTTATTTCTGCAACAGATACAAACACTACATACACAGCAGGTACAAATGTAGCCATAAGTGGCACAAATGTTATATCTTCAACAGATACAAATACAACTTATACCAATCTATCTGAATTTACAAATGACAGTGGATTTGTTACATCTGACACTGACACAACTTATACAGCCGGTGCAAATGTATCTATAAGTGGTACAAATGTTATTTCGGCAACAGACACAAATACAACATATACTAATGTATCTGAATTTACAAACGATAGTGGATTCATTACAAGTGTTCCAGCACAATCATTTTCATCACTAACTAGCAAACCATCAACACTTGCGGGCTATGGAATTACTGACGGTAGTGGTTCTCTGGACTCCAACAATGATATTGATACACATTTAAATCAAAGTAATCCAACAAGTGGTTATGTTCTTTCTTGGAATGGAACAGATTACGATTGGATATCAAATGCAGGTGGTGGCGGTTCTTATGCAAACAGTGATGTTGACACACATTTAAATCAGAGTAATCCATCAAGCGGTCACGTATTAAGTTGGAATGGTTCTGATTATGCCTGGGTTGCAAATGCAGGTGGCGGTGGTAGTGTAACACCATCAAGTACTGATACATTTACAAACAAATCTGGTGCAATTAGTCAATGGACTAATGACTCAAGTTATTTAACTGAAGTTCCAGCACAATCATTTTCATCATTATCTGGCAAACCTACAACAATTTCTGGTTATGGAATAACAGACGCATTTGATGGAGCATATGCTTCATTATCTGGCAAGCCTACAACAGTTTCTGGTTATGGAATAACAGATGCATTTGATGGAGCATATGGCTCATTATCAGGCACTCCTACTATCCCCTCAGGTAATAAAATTATAGATTGGACAGTTGACGCAGGAACAAATATTCATGCTAGTAATTACACTAACACTGGAGACACAACATATACAGCAGGTGCTGGATTAACATTAACGGGTACAGTATTTTCAAACCCGGATCCAGACCAAACAGTGTCATTGCTTGGCACAGGTGCAACTGTTGTCACAGGAACATATCCTAATTTTACTATTAATAGTACAGATAATAACACAGATACCACATATACAGCAGGTGCAAATGTATCTATTAGTGGTAGTAATGTTATATCTTCAACAGACACGAATACAGACACAGACACTCAATACACTGCTGGCTCTGGATTAACATTAACAGGTACAGCATTTAGTCTAAATGCTTCTCCTACATTTACTAATATAACAACAGCAGGTTTAACAGTAACTGGTGCAGGTAATATAACACTTTCAAGTGGAAATGATTTATCGTTAACTGCAACAGATAGAGTAAAAGTAACAGGCACAACTCCATTTAGACTTGCAACAATGACTACAACAGAACGTAATGCAATTGCATTGGCAGAAAATGGTGATACGATTTATAATACTACCACAAATAAATTTCAAGGCTATGCTAACGGTGCCTGGGTAGATTTACATTAATGGAAAAAGAATATATTGTCATCTTAAATGCAGATGTTGACTTTGCAGAATTCAACCAAGAAATGATTGATAACACCGGTGCAGGTGTTATTCCAAATCGAACAGTTGTCGTAGCCGATGCCAGACTTGGTAGTCGCCGAAGCACTCACTACTCTTTAACAGACGAAGAAGCAGAACAACTAAAAAATGATTCTAGAGTACTTGCAATAGAATTGCCACCAAAAGATAGAGATGACCTGATATTTAAATTCAATTCAGTACAGTCTGGTAATTTTGCAAAAACAACATCTGATAGTGGAAGCCATTCTAATTGGGCACTACGTAGATGTATAGAAAGTACAAATATATATGGGGCAAGCAGTTATGACCCAGGCGGAGATTTTAAATATACACTAGACGGTGCGGGAGTTGATGTAGTTATTCAAGACTCTGGCATTCAGGCAGACCATCCAGAATTTTTTATGGACGATACAAGTGAATATGTTAGTACGACAGTTGCCAATGACAGTTCAAACGGTACATTGTTTGATAGACAAGTTACATCACACGGATTAAAGATTGTAGTTGCAGGACCAGGTAATGGTCCATTAACAGTGCCGACTTTATGGGCAGAGAAAGTAGCACAAGTAGTAAAACTATTAATAGACCCAACTGGTACTGGTATTAATATCCCTTATCAAAAGAATCTTATTGCGACTCTGGCAGGTTCTGCGGGAACAGTTCACGAAGGTTTGCCAACAGCACAACGAGTTGCTTATGGTGGAGGTCCAAGTTATTCTCCAAACTTTCTATTAGATGAAAACATTTCAAGTTATTCGGGATATCAGGCTTTCCTAGATGGTCATATGGCGAATGACATGGTATGGTATAAAAATACAAGTGGACCAGATCCGAGTGAACAAGATAGAGATATTGAAGAGATTATGGAACACTTATTTCATACTATACATTTGTTTGGAATATATGGTGCTGTTCCTGGTTCTGAAACTGCAATGAATTGGGCAGCATCAAGAAATCCAGACTGGCAAACTACAGAGTTACATCTTGCAATGGCACAAGCCGTCAGTGCAGGTAAATTTGACCCGAGTGGATATGGTCCTAACTGGGCAACTAACACAGAAGATGCCGAAAAAGCATACAAAGAGTATACGTATTTGCTTAATTGGGGTATGTGGGATATGAGTGCCTTTTGGGATGGTGCAAGTTTATCACCCGAGTGGACAGATGATGTGCGAACACCAGCAGGCATACAAACACACAATCCATTAGGATTTGCGATGTTTAACAAATATTTTGCACCAGTATTAAGCAAGCCAAGTTTTACAACACTAAAAAGTATATTCCTAGACAACAGTCTCGGAGAATCAGGATACATAGCACACACTAGTTACAACAGAGTGAAAGAAATAGATTGGTTTCTTGAAAGTGGATTATCTGGAACACAACATGCAAACCATTATAGAGATTATGATGGACATGG